ATCCATATAAACCTTTGGCACGAATAAATGGATTCAAACATGGATCTTATCTCCGCGGCGCTCAATTTTCAGAAGAACCACCATATACTGTAATTTGCCCACTACTTAGAAAGAAGATTGATGAGCGTTTGGACAAGGCGCGGCGTGGTGAACGAGTGGCGTCAGGATGGTATGACTGTACAAAAGTGGAGCGACGACCAATTGAAAAGATTGAAGCAGGCAAATGTAGAGTTTTTACTATTGCAAACACTGATTATGTGATTGTGCATCGGATGTATTTTTTGGACTTCTACAGATTATTTTACACAGCTAGGCGATGCACAAATTCAGCAGTTGGAATGGACCCAGAAAGTAATGAGTGGGATGAGATGTGGCAATATCTGTTGGCAAATTCTGACCGTGGTTTTGCCGGAGACTTTGGCCGATACGATGGCACACTTGCAGCCGATGTGATGTGGGCCGTTGGAGAGGCAATAAATCGAATTTACGCAGGTACTGTGGAGGATGTGCTAGTGCGTAGAGTTCTTACATCTGAGCTCATACACACAGTACATATTGCTGGAGACTGTGTTTACGGTACACATTGGGGGAATCCATCAGGTAATCCAGGAACCGTTGTGTGGAACACATTGGCACATGCCATGTATTTTAAATATTTGTGGTTAACTATTATGCCAAATGATTATCGGACGCTGCCAATGTTCCATTCACAAGTGCGCATGAAAATCTATGGAGACGATGATATAATATCAGTTACAGAAGCAGTTGAGCCTTGGTTCAACATGGGAACCGTTTCTGATGCTTTTGCGGCGTTGAACATTGAGTACTTGCCTCCAACGAAGAAGAAAGGGCAGCGTGAAAATCAGCATTTGCTGAGTGTGGTATTTCTTAAACGAGAAACCCACATTGTCCCGCAAATATCTCAACAGCGTTGGGTTCCCAGAGTTTCACAGGATGTCATTTATGAATTGTTGAATTGGGTGAGAATTTCCCCTGATGAAAAGAAAGCTTTGGCTGATAATATTCAACAGGCTTTGCGTTTTGCTTTCTTTTGGGGAAAACCATTTTTCATTGCACTGCGAAGACGTATTTTAGAGGAGATGGTGAAAGTAAAAATCAATTTCCCGTTGTACTCCTTTGAAGAACTTTTGCGTATATTTCAGGAAAGACATGGTTTCAAGGGAGCCATCTGGTTGGACGAAGCATATATTGAACATGTGGATGCACATGGTGACACGCAAGAGAATATGGAAGTGACATCCAAAATGGGAGTAGTATTAACAGAACAAACCCCCATAACCACATTAACCACGGCAGATGTGCCAGTTGCTGCCCCCGTTGCTCGAGCAGAAGATGTAATGCAGAATGTTGCAGGCGATCTGGAGAAGATGGTGGAAAGGCCAAATTTGGTAAGTACATACCAATGGATAGACTCGCAAGCTGCCTTAACAGTTATAGCACGTATTAGGATTCCAGATGATCTACTAGAAAATTCTACGATTCAAGCACCTTTTCAAGCATATACCTATTTTAGGTGTGAGGCTATTCGCGTTCGTTTCCAATTGAATGGAACTAACTTTCATGCAGGGCGCTTAATAGCATTTTATTGTCCATTCATGCAAATTGCAGAAATTGATGCGTGGCATGCGACCAATAGAGCAGCTATGACAACAGTTTTGCACGGTCAAATGGATCCTTCAGAGAGTACCATTCTGGAATTGCGTATTCCATTTGCTCATCCACAAAATTTTTTGAAC